CAGATAACATCCATTGATTGTTTCCATCAAATATTATTTCATACAGTTGTGCCGCTGACATCTTTACTGATGTTTCGTCTGCCCAGTCAATCACAACTTCCGTTGCTTTGTCTTTCTTCATAACTGCTTGATATTCCCAACATCCAAATTGTCCATCCCAAGCACTTGCAAATGATTTCTTTTGAGCCTTTGCTCTGTTTATTTCAGCAGATGTTATCACAGGACGTATTTGTCCTACAATAGTTTCAGGTCCCATGTTCAATGCTCTAATAACAGATGGATACAGAGAATTAATGTCAACAGATCCTATCCAGTCTTGTGATCCTTTTTGCGGAGTTGCCACGTGAGCACCTGCCGCCGATACCGGCTCTGCATCTTTGTCTCTGTACTTTCTACCCGGCACTTGCATACCACGTCTATGTGCTTCGTTAACAATCGCTTGTTCAGTAACTGCTACTGCACCCATTGTAGTTTGTAGCAACACAGTATTTTGGTGTGCAATCTCATTGGCTAGTTCTATGAACCTTAATTTTTTTTCAAGTTTGGCCAGTAGTGCAGTATCTTGTCTGTTGTATTCTATAAACAATCCAAAGTCTTCGTTGTACAATCTGTCTAAAGATCCTTCATATACAGTTTTCTTTTCACCCAATTCATGTTCACCGATTGCATCTAATCTAAAACTGTGTCTTTCTTCATATGTGTATTTTCTGTAAAGTTCTAACAAATCTAAATGTACTCGACCGATAAGATCAAAACTTAATTGTTCTCTGCCATATTTTTCAAATAATCTTCTCTTTGGTTTTTGTCCCCAAAAACAAAGACGTCTTGTGTCATCTGAACTTAATACTTTTTGTATTCTACCTACTGTGTATGGAATATCGTATCCTTCTGAATTCCACCCACTTAAAATATCAGCATCTTCGATTAAAGTTAAGAATGCATCTAACATCTCTTTTTCGTTATCAAACAGCATTGTATTATCAAATCTTTCTGTCTGTAACAATGCAGTTGCCATGTTCATTCCTTTTGGAATTTTAGCAAAAGTGACTAATTGATCTGTCCAACTCATGTAACAACTTATTGCAGTTATTGGCATAAACGGATCATCGGTTGAAGCATATCCACGTTCAGGATCAAAGTCTACTTCAATATCAAAGAAACATACATTTAATTTTGGAGATTCTTTTCCAAGATAATTTTCTTCTAAACATCTAAAAACAGGATTAATGTCGTTCTCGAAAAGTTTTTTGTTAGATCTTATTCTCTGTTCTTTAATGAATTCTTTTTGAGTACTGCATTGTATTTTTTGTAATACTTCACCTGTCATGCTTCTGTGCTTACCTCTAGCATCTGGATAATAAAACACATACCTAGCATCGTAATCTACAAAGACTCTTTCGCCTTTTTCATTACGTTCAACTACATAAACTTTATCTTCGTCTTTTTTGTATAAGGCGTCTATATAACTCATATTACAAATACTTTAAATAATCCTATAGTGTTCATTACAGTAAACCAACTAGTCAAAGTGCATAACCATATTTGTCGTCTTCTTATTGATGCTACTAACAACGTACTTGATCCTAACCAGTATATCGGAAATACTATACTCATTATAGGCATAGGTGACGTAAAAGTCAAGACACACGATCCTGCGATCGTTAGAACGACTGATACTAGTTCAAACCAAAATGCTGTTGTGTCGGATTTATAACTTTCTACCCAAAATTCCTTAATGAGTCGATACACTAAATCTTACCAACTGCAACTAAGATTGAATCTAGTAAGTCAGCATCGTCTTGTAGACTTCTATAATTGTCTTTGTGTGCAATAGTAATTGCCTTGTTAATCATTGCTGGTTTAATTTCCATTTCTTCAGCAATCGCTTTCACGGTATCTTTTAAACCACCACGTAGGTCGTCTATCTCACCTAGCACCTGAGAGCCTTCTTTTATTATCTGCATGAGTTTTTGTTTTTCTTCTGGATTGAAGTTTCTTACTGCCATTTGTTTCTCCTTGATTAAGTGTAGATTATACTACACAATCAAAAAAGAATCAATTGAAATTTTGAATTACCAGTTAGTCTAGGATTATTGCTTTAATAGACTTCTCGCCCATATAGACTTCTGTCTGTGCTTTGGCTTTGATGCACTGGTACTTGACGTTCTCGTTGTAATTACGTTCAGCAGTACGTTTACCTCTTAGGCACTTGGCCATAGACTCCTGAATCCTGTGTTCCTTTATCTCTCCGTTGACCAACATCAACAATGCTACAACTGTTTCTATCATTAGTGTGAATCTCCATTACCGTTCTTGTATACAATTTCTCTGTCAGCGTCTTTTAATTTTTCAATATTTGTTTGTGCTTTTTCCATTTGCTTTGTTAAAAATTCAATGTTTATTTTGTTGTTTGCCATGTCATCGATATGCTTCTGCATTCTTTCAAAAGACTTGTATAAATCCTCAATCAACATAAACTGTTCTATGTCCTGTGAACTTTGACCTAACTCACCTCTAGGATATTTGATTCTAAAGTTTGTGTTTTTTGTAACTTCGCCGTGCAGTCTTTCATCTTCCGCAGTCATGTCTTTTTCTATCAGAACTGATTTTGTTTCTAGTATGTTCAATCTTTCTATTACACCAAAGTATGCCCATACACCTACTGCCACTGCCGCTACAATAGACAACAGATTTCGCATAGGCATTGATATTGCTGTTTTATCGCTAATTTTCATAATAGCAGTATTTATTTTTTAGTGATAGAGTCTATCTGTGTCAAAATAACTTTTATATCTTCTAGTGCGTTTTGACGCCATACACCGTGGTTGCCCTTCATCATCTGAGTGGGCCTATTAAACGCAAAATCGTGTATTTTGCTCAATCCTCTAGCACCTGCAGATATTGGACTGTTTTTTTGCTTATCGCTTGATACGTGTCCTGTGTGTACTAATTTAGTAACGTCATTTAGGTACTTCTGATGTGAGAATGGAGAAGCGGTAGTATGTCTAGATGGATCATCACCTAGTCCTTCATTTACTTTTTTGATAGATTTATCTTGCTCCATAAAACTATTTATTGTTAAATGGATCTAGTTAGATTCGTGTGGAAGGATGTCTGGTCTTTGCAGGTTTACTGCACAAGGTCCTTTTGCCGCTATATCAACATCAAAGATGATTTTTTCACCTTCTTTTAACGGATTAAGACCTGCGGCCTTAACTGCTGATATATGGACAAACACGTCTTTCTCTTTATCTTCACGTTCAATGAAACCAAACCCTTTTGTTCCGTTGAACCATTTTACTTTACCTGTTACTGCCATAAATGTCTTTGATTATTTTTTGTCTGCTGGATCGAGATCGTTTGTAAACTTATCTTCTGCAGGCTCTTCTACTACTTCGTTTGCTGGAGTATCCAACTCAACATCTTCTCCTACATCTTCGTCTTCTAAAGGTATAGTAGAATTAGGTGTACCTTCTTGCTCTTCCGGTTCTGGTGTAGTTTCTTCTTCCGGTTCTTTTTCTTGTACAACTTCTTCTGGTGCTTCGGCCTGTTCAGCATCAGCAATAATTTCTTTTGTTTCTGGTGTTTTCATAACAAATGCATTTTCGTTTGCTTCAACTTCATTACCTGAAAACGTATTATACATTTCTACTAAATCATTTGCATCTGCTTCTTTTACAAATTCTGTAATGTCTTTTAAGAATACTTCTCTGAATGCTTTGTCATCCATAGTAGCATCTTCTTTTTCCTGTGATTTTAATTCTGCTAATTGCGTTTCTAATTCTGCAATTTTATCTAATCTTTTGCTTTCTTCGTTTACTGATTTTCTAATAGTAGTTGCTAATGAATCATCTGCGTCTGCTTCTTTAATTGCTTTTGTAATATCAGATTCTGTTTTTGGTTCAGCAACAATCGATTCTACTAATTTTTCTGCTTCTGCAGAATGTTTTACAGGCTCAGCATATTCTTTGATCCCTGCTAGTTTGGCAATATCTGCCAATGAAACTTCTTTATCGTCTAAAATTTTAGGTTCAGCACTTGCCGCCTCTAACAATGAAGTTCTTTCTTCTTCAGGAGTCATGTTACTCATTTGGTTTAAACGAGCAACTAGGTCTGCAAAGTTGTCTGTGTATTGTTTCTTATGTGCCATATGATTATTTATTATTTGTTACTGTTTATTTAAGACGTTGTTTTAGCATATCAGTTAGTTTTGACTCATATGCACTGGATTTTAACCCTAGTTTTTTAACATTTTTGTACTCGTCACCTGGTTTTACATCTGATGTTGTATTCTGTTTAGTTATAATACCAACCCCAGCGGCATCTTCATCTGCTTGTTTTCTATTTTCTTTAGCAATTTTTTTTTCAACATCGTTAACTCTTTTGCCTAGTATTCTCATCATGCCTGGTTTTGTATCAACGTCATCGATTTGTGTTTCACGTGCTAATATTTCGTCTATATTTTTTTTAACAATTTCTGAATGTTTTGTAAATGTGTTTGAATCTATTTGTTCTCTGTAAGGATTTAACTTTTGATATTCTTCATAGTGATGTACTGCTTGTAAGTAGTCTGCGGCAAGATTTAATTTTGTTTGTACCCATGCTTCTAAATCATCTCCATGCTTGATCATCTCAATTAATTCAATAGCCATTTTTGCAGTCTGGTACAACTGGCTCTTGCTCATGTGTCCTTCGCCTGCATTTTCAAACTTGCCTGCGTGTGCACCACCAGACATCTTCTCGTAATGTTCTGCGGCCTCTTCTGGAGTTAATCCTAATTCATCAGCATGACTCATAAACTCGTCCTTGCTCATGTTCTGTGCCATGTTAGCGATCTTTTCGCCTGCGTCTTCATCAAAACCTATATCTAATACATCATCGTCTTCTTCTCCAGGACCAAAATCTTCATCATTAAAATCTACATCGTCTTGCTTGAACCACTGTGCTTCTTTTCCGAATCCTACAAGTACATTGCCGTCATCATCTCTATCTAACAGTTTTCCTAGAGTTCCTCCCCATTCACCTTCAACATCTGTACTAATCCTAACTGATTGATCTTCGTTGAATTGTAGTAATGCTTTTTCTACAGAAGTGTTTTTTGATAGATCTTTTTGTAGTTTCTCAATCTGTCTTACAGCACCACTGTAATTACCCGCCATTTTTTTAGCAATTTCTTTTGCTTGTGAAACTAATTTCCAACCAGAGGCGTCTTCTGACATACCATCATCATC